TCGGAATGTTTTCTATTATATTTTTTATCTTTTGAATCTTTGACGGAATCCAGCTCTAACAGCATCCATATAACCTTCAGGCGTTTTGTATTCTGAAGATTCTGTAATAGGTGCAGTAGTTCCTTCATTAATCAAATCTGCTTTAACTTCTCTTAAATCTCTTGTAGCCCAGAAATTATCGATTTGGTATTGAGTTTCAAGAACTCTAGTTGAAGCTTGAGCTTTGATAGCATTCTTTTGAGATTCATTTAGACCGCTCCAAGAAGCAACAAATCTAGAAGGCATATTTACCAACCAATCCAATCTTTTTGAAGGACTCAAGAAACATGATTCCCAGATTTTTTCAGCATCAGCAGTACCAAAGTAACGATTTACTTGGAATGCATTAACTATTTTATCTTTCATTTCATCATTAAGAGAGTCAAATTCACGTCTTTTTGATTCACCTAAAAATTGGAAGAAATGATATTTTTTATCAGCCTCTTCTTCTTTTTCAGATTTAGCAGATTCAAGAATAGCATTTAATTGAGATGTAATATCTTTCTTAAATTCATCTTCTTCGTTAAGATCTAATTTGATTGATTCAGTAATTGATTTAACTTCTTTAGCTTTTTCAGTTATAAAATCTGTTGATTTTTTAATATCTTCCACTGAAGCTCCTTCGTTGATTTGTTCAACGATATAATTCAAATAATTGGAAAGGTTTTCGGTGTTTTCTTTAAGATATTCAGAGTATTTAATAACCGAATCTACACCTTCAACGATGTAGTCATTATGAGAAATTACTTTGTCCAATTGCTCATTAATATGAGTTTGGTAATTCCAACGGCTTGAAGTTTCTTCAGCAAGGTAATTTGAAAAGTCAATTACTTGTGAAGTTTTTTCAGCAACATAATTTGTGTAATTGATTCCTTCATTTGCTTTTTCAGCAACCATTTTAGTGTATTCAATTAAATGATCTACTGATTCAGCTAATTTTTCAGAGTAGTTAATTCCAACATTTGTTTTTTCACCGACCATTTCGGCATAGTCTTTAACTTTCTCTAAGTTTTCAATGATGTAATCATTATGAGAAATAAGTCCATCAACGTTTTCTGTGATTCGATTAACATGCTCCTGCAATCCGTTTACTTTTTTGGCGATAGCTTCGGCATATTTAATTAAACCTTCGTTAACGGATTTATCTTCATTTACAGAGGATGCTTCAACGACTTTCTTAAGATTTTCGAATTCGTTTTTAACGACTTTAGTGTACTGATTAAAGTCCTCCATGGAGATATATTGTTTTGAATCCATTTCGTTTACTTTTTTATTTTCTAGTTGTAGGTTATCTAAGTTTGTATTATCCTTATCAGATTCAGAAATTGATTTTGAACCGGTGAAAGACCAAAAATCTGGAACTTCAAAAAGTCCTAGATTATCATCTTCTTCGAATCCATAGCTTTCATTAACTCTTTTTAATTCAGCATTAGAGAATCCTGGATTTGCAACCAAGTCATATGTAAACATCTTTTTAATTTTTACATGACCGTTACTTTCAACAACTCCAGCAGCTCTACTAGAAATATGAAGCGGAATACCAGCATCAACAAGAGCTCTTGCATTTTTACCGGCATCTGTGTTTAATAGTCTAATACGACCAGTAACACATTTATTTGCTTTATCATATTCTATAGATTCTATTACGTGAGAGGCATTCTTAAGAGAAATATCAAAAGATTTCGGATGGTCTAACTCACCCAATAATTTGCTTTGTTCAACTAATTTTTTAAGTTCGTTGATATGGGGCATTACCTCTTTCTCGTCGTAAATTCTGTTGTTATTATTCTTTACGCCAATTTCGGTAAATGTTCCTTCTAAAACGTATTTTTCTTCTCCTTCATTAATAAGGTTAAGTTTATTTTCTGATCGTTCTATGATCAGAAGAGTCTTATTGCTCATAATTTGGACTGTTATTTTTACTATATATCTAACACCTTATTTGGATTTTACATTCCAATTTCAGCAGCTTTTTTAGCTTGTTCTAATTTCTCTTCGTCTTCGATAGCTTTCATTTTCTTATTACTTCTAAGATCTTCGGATGATAATCCAAGGAATCTTTGAATTAAGAACTCAGATGCAAAGTATTTTATTTCATTCATATTGGCATCAGTTTCAACAAGACCATCTTTCATAGCTGTTACGAAGTCTAATCTCTTTTGAAGGATTTCGATCTCTTTCATCTCCTCAAAAATGTTATATTTATGGAATTTGATTCCCACTTGAGCCTTAAAAGCATCATCGTCTTTTAATTCTGGGAAGTCTAAACACATTTGAATCCATAGAGGTTTTACTAAAGCTTCTTGAAAAACTGAACGAATACGAGTAATAAATCGACCGAATTTAATTTCGTCTCTCGTCATACCTTCAGCATTCATTTCCCAACTTGGAGGAGATTCCATATCAAATCGAGAAAGAGGAATTTTAGATACTTTAATTAGCTTTTCACGGAAGTATTTAAGAGCTTCTGTATCCGAAAGATCCGGTCCATCATTACCGATCGTTTCGATAGTAGGTTCTCCAGCTTCACCAGAAGGTAACCAATACTCTTTATTAAATGGCATCATTGCTTTACCATTTACCTTTAGCTCTCCTGATTCAGTATCAAAATCGATAGTTTCACGGTAGTTTTGCATTAAAACTCCGAGTGATTGTCTAGCTCTTGTTTTTGATTTACCACCGGTAGGAATAACAAATTTAGTTTTGAATGAAGCGTTAACCGTGGCCCAGATTACTCTGGAGTGCTCCATAATTCTTAAGAGGTTAAATGATCTTACTAAACGTTCTACATAAGAAACACGATTTGCCGTGTTAACGTTAGCATATGATAGGTAAATGATTTGTGAATCGTAAAGTTTTCTTTCTTTTTGAACCTGACCTTTAAACTGTATCCATATTTTCTTTCCTTCTTTGTCAAGTCCAGGAGTTAAATTAATAGGGTCGATTTCTTTGAACCCGATGACTCTTGTTTGTTCTTTATTGTAAATTATTTCAAAAGCCAAGAATCCATCGACTAGCCATTTACGAAAATAAGACCAAGCAGCAATATCGTTGTTGAATCCAAAATACTGATAGATTCTTTTGAAGTTAGTTTCTAATGCGATTTTAATTGCTTCGATTGTACCAGGTTCAAGAGTTTCATCATCGAAAGCTAAAGGAGTACAAAAATAATTTTTATCGTCATAAACAATTGCTTCATCACAGATGGTATCGAGAATCTCTTCAATTTCATCTTGTACAGCGAATTTTCTTAAGTCCTCTCTCTTTTTTGGATATGATTTATCGAAAATGGAAATTGATTTTCTTAAGTTAATGTCAGTCATAGATAAATTAGCAAATAGAGCATAATCATCATATTCTCCTCCAGTTGCATTTCTAGGATCCATCTTCCAACCATACATATCTTCGTTAACTCCAATAGATTTAGAATTACGAAGAACCATATCATCATACATCATTCCAAACGATGATAACGATTTCAAAGCTTTTGATACGAGGTTTCTCGAAGAAGCGGATTGCCTCTGTGCATAAACATCATCTCTACTTACAAATCCCGACATATTTTAATTGTGTTTGTATACTATATATTCAAAGCGAATAACACTTATTTTATGTGTTTTCGTCCTTCAAGTTTCTATTTTTCAAATTTGTATCTACCTGCTTTCTGTGCCAATTCAGTTTTTTTGTTGGTAGCCGTTTTATTTGTTCTATTCCATTTAACATAATCTTCAAAATCTTTATAGATATCAAAAAGTTTTCCGTCTCCTTTTAATTCAGGGAAAACAGAAGGTACATCGAATTTTGAGCATTTATCCCAATGTTCGAAGGACATAACAACTGAAGGAGACATGATTTGAGAAGGTAAGTAATTTCTAATTGCCCACGAAAATCCAAATTGATCTAGTCTCATTTTAAGTGCATAAAGATCGATGGGTAAACCTTTTTGTTCTATTGCATCTCCGGGTTTCTTTTTGATAGACTCTTGCATCTGTGCCTTATAAACCTTCTTGATTTCGTCCATAAAGTATTTTCTTGCACTCGGCGGAAACCAACTAAGATTAAGTCCCACATTCATATAACCTTGTTTCGATGGCATTTTACCCAAAGAAACTACTACCGGATGTTCATCCCAGAATGAGTATTTTTCCTTATAAAAAGGTTTATATTTGAAGATGTAAACCTTACCAGGTTGAAAGAAAGGATCTTTATTTTGAGCAACATCTTTTGCTTTATCGTCCTTTAGCTTTTTAAGGAACCATTTATAAACTTGCTTGGGAGAGGCATCTTCTGGAATTTCCTCTTCTCCTCCATCGTCTTCTTGTTGAGAAGTTGCTTGAAGTAGCTTAAATACATAAGAAAAAAATTCAATTAAAGAAGAAAACAACATACTAATCTACTTTTCCTTTGAAAAAATCCTCGGTTACTAACATGAATTGCCAACCTTTAGCTTTTGCAAATTGTTCAGCAGCGTCTTTCTTACACATATTTTTAACATATTCTGTAAGAAGCCATTGGTAGGATTCTATGGATTTTTTAGTCTTTCTTTTTGGAGGGTTGGGTTTTTGTAGCTGAACTTTTGGTTTTATTTCAACTATAAAAGTTTGACCGTTTGTTAATCTTACAACAAAATCCGGGAAGTATTTGTGATATTTATTGTCTATCGGACTAAAATAAGTTATATGAAAAGATTCCGAAGACCACCATTGGATCTCCGGATTCCTTTCGCAATATAAACAAAATTTTCTTTCCCATGAAGATCGATAAATTATAGGTCCTTGCCCTTGATACTTTTTGCATTCATTCAGGGGAAAATAGCCCTGAATAAACCCAGACTTTTTCTTGGGTTTATTACTCTTTATCGAATTCATAGAAGAATTTTAATTAGGCAGCAACTTGAGAGAGTCCTCCAGCAGCGATGATCTTAGCGATAGCATCATCAGTGAAAGTCATTGGCTCGGTGTTGTGATCAGCTTCATTAAAAATATGGTAACCGTCAGTATAACCTGAATAAATCAAATCTGTAGTAGATTTACCATCTAGAGTCAATTTGTACTCTTTACCAGGCAAAAGGTCATCAAGAGATGCAACTGCAGGAAGGGTAGGATCTACGTCTTTTGATTTAGCTGGATCAAAACCATTTGCATCATTAGCAGCTTCGTTTACGAATTGCTCGAATGTAGGAATGTGTCTTTTCATTTGTATTTATTTTTTATTTTTTATTATTTATCTCTTATGTTCTAGCGAGAGTATCAACTCCAATAGCATCATCGGTGTTTCTTCCTCCTTGAACTCCAAAGTTTTGATCTGCCGGAGAAACAGGAGTTAATGTACCTGTACCTACCGTTCTATTAGGATCCGAAACCACATCTTCCTCTAAGGTTTTTCCTTCATTGTCAGAAAGAGGAGTAGATCTTAACATTTTATTAACTTCTTGGAAGAAAGGAAGTTCTTCCGGAGTTAATTTAGATTTAACGTATTTAGCTATTTCTCTCATAACACGTTTTCTTTCTGTGTTTTGTTTTACAGCAGCATCTTTTTCTCTTTTGCCTTTTGTAAACATTGGATCAATATATGGATGTTTTTCTAATTCTCCAAGCATATCAGTAAGTTCGGAATC